AAGGTTCTAGCGTCTTAATTAGCGCTTTATAGATACAAGCTAGCTCCCTAGCTCGTACCGATAAAGTATTAATTATGCCCCTAGCTTATAGAGAATAGTTGTATACATATCATGGATAGACTTTTCCTTAGTCTTGCCCTTTCCAAACACCTCGAGAGTCTCTGTAGTACCGTTAGAAAGTTCACAGCAGACAGCCATGGTTGACTGCCATTTAAAGAATTTTTCGCCCGTCTTAACAGTCTCTGTAGACGTTGTAAGCGGTAGGGCCTTAGTTAGTTCGTTTTCTTGTAGTTTGTAAATATTTTTCATTTCGTTGCCTTTAGCCGTGTGGCCTGTTATTTTACAAAGTTCTTATATTGTTGATTATTGTGAGCATCTATCTTTTCTACCGTGTAGACAGCCGAAGTGTATTTGCTGTCACCTAGCCCGTTATCATCCAAGAATGCCTGCCCTTCTTTCTTTGTCTTTGTTCTGATTAGTGGCGTGTTGTACCAGTCATAGACGCCGTCTCTAGTCTCTAGGTTGCATTTTTTAGTTATCCACATTGTCGCCTCGTTGTTGTTAGTATTTATCGTTTGTTTCGATGTCTAGAGATTACGTTAAACGTATCGATCCGACAAGGGCTCAAAGCAACTATTTTCATGATATGCCATTTATTTGCTATATTCCAACGATTACAGCTAGTTAGGCTATGACTCGCGTCGGTCTTTATATGTTATTAGATAGCCACCAAAATGCGGTGCTCACCAGTTAACCGTAATGGGCAAAACAGCATGTATAGAGTAAGGGTAGCGATGACGCAGCGGAGGGCCAAGCTGTGAGGTTATTCGATCCCGTCAAGCTGCCTTGAGTCTTGCATGGTGACATTGGGTTGCATGGTGCAATAGCAAGTGTGTGTGTGTTAAGTGGTACGAACATGGGACTGTCCACCTCCCACACCTCCACCTGCCTGCATCAAACTGTACGAATAGCAGACTATCTATGACGCGGGCATGTTGCGCAGATTCCATGGGCATTATAGACCACAGACTAGTACTGCATACGTACCTATTGACTCGATGCTTAAGCCGCAGTGCTCCTGGTAGTACGGATATAGTACTATCGCAACTAGTACCAAAGTCGTACCAACACATGGGCAGGCGCGTCGGACGAAAGGGGGGGTGGGGTCAGCACAGGCATGAACAGTGTAGTATGTCCATCTCTCACATCCCCCAAAAACGAAACTGCAGACTGAATTGCCCCAAAAAAGCCGTCGAACTAATTGCCGCCTGAAAATCCGCCGAAGAAAGCGCAGCGAAAAACAGGTGTACAATAACCTTAGACTCTGTTAGCCTGATTGAAGCAGCCGAGATTATGTGTGGATAAAGCGACCACTGTCACATCTCAGTAAACCGGTCAAAGAGCTTCCGTAGACTTATACGCTATAGGTTGTTGATGGAAGTAGTTTGTTAATGGTAGGCTCACAACCTATCAGGGGCTGCTACTTATAGCATTTGTGTAATTCGTAGTTGCCGTGATTAGAGAACTCTTCAACCAGGCAATGTTTGTGATCCTCGAGTTGTCGTTCCTCGAGTTGTTGGCATGATATCAATAGCATACAGAAAAGTAGATATATCATAGTTTATTGTACCATGTCACACCGCGTCTGGGGTATAATTCTACATGGCCAAACATTTCAGATTACCCAGGAAGATTACAGTTAAAGGCGTCGAGTATAAGATCCGGCAGAAGAAGGGGTTGAAGTACAAGGGCAAGGAAGTTTGTGGCCTACACGATCACATACATAAGACCATCTGGATCAACTCGAGCATAAAGAAGCCTACAGACAGAAGAATCACGATGATTCATGAGCTCTTCCATGCCTACCTACATGTGTGCGGAATCGGCGAGGGGTTGGATGAGCAACTCGAGGAAGTTATTGTTGACCTCTTGGCATCTGCTGTCGATAAGCATTTCGGACTCGAGTGGAAGATTTAACTTGAATCAATAACCATAGATCAGTAGCATAGAATAGTGGCGCGTTTCTTATCTCGCACTCTCTCAACGCGTTCACCTCCATGCCTCTGGTCTTGACGGGCCAGGGGTTCTGGTGGAGGAAATATGATAATCGAAGTAATCCTATATAACCCATATCTAGACGAGATCTACAGCATGATCGGCGACATAGAGTTTCTGACTGAGTATCGATTCTCGGCAACAAGTGTTCTAATTGGGCAAGTCTAACCTAATACTAAAAATCGGTCCCATAAGTCAGACCTAATACTACATAATCTACGAAGCTTGGCCATGTAGCAGACATCAGGCGATTATCGAAACTTTTACAATTCTTAGCTTGACTCAAGCACTTACGGAGTTATTATGGATATAGTCTAGTGGGCAGTAGTCTAGCCTTAGTCTTAGTGGTTCTTGACTCCCAATCTACAGATACGCATACTAATAGTAGTCGGATATTATGGTTCTTGACTGTTATATGTTAAACTTTAGTCTTAAGGAGTAGTCCATGTCAGAAGCAAAAGTAGAAATAGCTGCGCTAACTATAGATCAGCAACTAAAAGCACTTAAATCTAAGAAGGCTAACATAGGGAAATTGTTCGATATTGAGATTTCTAAGATGGAAATAGAACAAAACGCTGTTAAGTCTGTACAAGATGAAATATCATCAGAAGAGAAGGCAAATAAGATTAGAGAGGATCTTGTTAAAGGCGTACTCGCAGACAAGTCGGGTAGTTTTCCTGGCCAAACCGTGGATCAATTAATACCGGTAGAACCAGAAGCTCAAGGACTTGCGTTGCTAAACGTGGGGAAATAAGTGGAAGAGAGTGCGAAGTATATAGTATTCGAAACAGAAATGCTGACTAATCCTGCAGATGGCATTGTTACAATTACAACTTATTATAGCGATGGCTCTAAAGAGTTTAGAAGCGTTCCAAAACACGTCCCTGTAAGATTTATGGTTCCGATACTGGAGCTGTTCTAATGGAAAATAGTGCAATTACAGTCTATTCAGACAAAATCAAGGAATGCATTGAGGCCATACCGGATCATATCAGATCTATGGATGAGGAAGAGTTACGGAAGGAAATTGACCCGAATATCAAGCTTTATCAGGTCAAAAGGTCATTCTGGGAAGAAATAACTCGCGTTCAGGGCTCAGGAAAACGAATGATAGTCGCCAAGGTGTATAACAACATCATGGGGAAAGAGTATTTCTATGACATGATTAAAGATGCACACAAAATGGCGTGGATCATAAATCCGTTAACTTCATATGAAGATAAAACTCAGGCGGCACTAGACAAGGTTACGGAAAGATATGACGAACTCATCAATATGCCCATTACTTCGCACAAGAAGATTAAAGACAAAGAAGGAAACGACGAATGGATTGAAGAAGTCGATCCTAAGAAAGCCCTTGTACTACTTCAGGTTATTCGAAATCTGGAAGATAGAATCAAAGGTACAGCTGTCCAACGGCAAGTTTCAGTTCATACCAATAAGCCCGGAGACACAGCCGGGTCTGGATCTGGAACATTAGATATGGGCGCAGTAAATGATAGATTAAAAGAACTCGAACACAAACTTGGAGGTAGTGTAGATGGACTTGCAGAGAGAGATAGCGTGGCATCAGGACATGAAGTGTCTGGCGATGGAGAGAGTGGAAACACTGACGGAAACACTGGCGAACCAGGGGGGTCAGCTGATGCTGATGAGCTCGTGGGAGAAAGAGTCGGCCAGGAAACTGTTGAGGTTAAACGGGGAGATTATAGAGAGGTCTAATAATAACTTATCATACCTAGGGAGGGTGCAATGATTAAGTACAAAACGGTGTCGGGTAATCTGACATATATACACGAATTTGATGAAGCAATGGAAAAAGCTACGGCTAAATTCGAAGAAGAAGGGTCAAAAGTGGCCAATCAGAACTTTACTATGTCTGGTATAATGATTGCTTGTGTATTCGAGTATTTCGATGCTGAACAGATTAAAAAGTTCGAAGAAGATGCTAAGGCGGCAGAAGAAGCCAGAATGGAGCAAGTACACGCTCAGATTAAGGCGGCTCAGGATGCTGCAAATGTTTCTGCCGGTATGGAAGGTGTACCTATTGCACAAATAGATGACACAGTCGTTCCTATGACTAAAAAGGTAACAAAGAAAGCAAGTGGAAAATCAAGAAAAACAGCTACAGATAAAGCTTGAGAAAGTTCGCTTACTTGAGGAAAAGCTCCGCCTAAAAACGGGGCTACCTCACCTTTATGGACTTAAGGACTATCCTTGGCAAAAAGACTACAAGGCCGCTAAGTTTATAAAAAAACGCCTTCTTTGTGCTGCTAATCAGATAGGAAAATCTACTGCTCAGATAATAGATAGAATCGATATAGCCACACGTCCAGAATTATGGCCCAAGTTATGGCCTTCGCAATTTGAAGTAAACGCACACACTAAGCCGTACAGTTGGTACTTATACCCAAATCAAGATACGGTTACAGATGAAATTGAAAACAAGTGGATACCTTACTATTTGCCAACAGGTGAGTTTAAGGATCATCCAATATACGGATGGAAGATTGTTCGTAAAAATAAAGCAATAAAACATATCGAGTTTAACTCTGGATATAGAATATATTTCAAAACATACAATCAAGATGTTCACGATCTGCAGTCCGGTACTGTTTTCGCGATAGATTGCGATGAGGAATTACCGGAACATTTACTTTCAGAATTACAAGCTAGACTTTTCGCTACAGACGGTTATTTTTCTATGGCCTTCACAGCAACACTTGGACAAGATTTTTGGAAAAGAGTTATCGAGGGAGTTAGAGCCGGAGAGGAGCAGCCATGGGCTGATGCTTGGAAAATACAGATATCAATGTTTGATTGTCTTAAATACGCTGATGGAACATTGTCAACATGGACTGTTCCCAGAATTAACCAAGTTATAGCAAATTGTAAGTCGAAGGCCGAAGTAAAGCGTAGAGTTTTCGGTAAATTTATACGAGACGAGGGGTTAAAGTATGAAGCGTTTGACAGAGATAAAAATTACAAACCGTTTCCAAAGACTAAAGATGGAAAGTATTTCAAAGGCGTACCAAAAGGTTGGACTGTTTATTCAGGGGTCGATATTGGCTCCGGTGGTAAAGATGGACATCCTTCTGCATACTCTTTTATTATGGTGTCTCCTGACATGACTAAGTTGCGCTGGTTTAGAGGTCGGCGCTTAGATGGAATAAAGACAACTGCTGGGAAGACTTATCAGTATTATAAGAAATCAAGAAGAAAATTAAATGTTGTTAAGCAAGCATACGATCATGCATGTGCTGACTTTGGTACAATTGCAGGAACCGGAGATACTTGGGAAAAGGCCAAAAAAGACCATACTTTGGGTGAATTTGCCTTAAATACTGCCTTCCAGATGGGTATGCTCATTATATACTATGATCCAGAGGATCCAGATGATGAAGCGATTAAGCTTGTAGATGAACTGGAGTCACTTGGAAATAATACAGACAAGAAGCATGCCAAGGATGACTTTATAGACTCGGCCAGATACACTGTTACACAAATACCTATAGATTGGGATGAGATATTTAACGGAGAACCTCCTGCGCCATCGCCAGAGAGTGCTGAACCAGGAACTAAAGAAAGAGAGAGGCCAAATGACTACTTTAGAGACAGAGAAGAAGAAAGAAGAGAGCAAGAGTCCGTCCAAGAGGAGATCGACGAGTGGGCTGCAATGTACTGAGATGTGCGAATTAATTAAGGCCGCTGGGCTTGCTGGGGTTAAGAATCTGAAATATAGAGATCTTGAAATCAACTTTTCCGACATGGCAGGCTTCGAGGAAGTCGATTTAAGTAAGATAAGTCATTCAAAAGTTGCAAACGATGATAATATATATGATAATGAAGTTGATGAGAAGGATTTAACAGAACATGAAGAGCCAATGAACCTCGAAGACTTTGAGGAACTAGCTTATACGGATCCGGTTGAATATGAACGAATACAAGCTGGCGGTGAAATAAATGCCTAAATTTACTTTATCTAAACTCACTAAGATGCGTCAGGATGGTAAACGTGCAGATGACGTTCTATTTTCTGAGCAAAGAACCAATATACTGCTTAAGATGGGCGACCACTATAAGAAGAAGGCAAATTCTATCTATAGTGAGATGAGAAGTAGGGGATTCGTCTCTAAAAATCAAAAACTTAGACTCACGCAGAACCATATACACAGAATCACAAACATTTACGAAAACGCAATACTTCAGGGCGATCCGTCTGCGGTTGCTGTACCTTATAATGAGGATGAGCTCCAAGATGTTAAAGATGCGCAACTGAGTAACTCTGTATTAGAGTGGGCCAGAAATAGCAACGATTGGGAGTCTAGAAAAGCTAGAAATGTCCATGATTTCGTTAATATAGGCGAAGTTTTCGGTAAAATCAGGTTCGATTACGACCTGGGCCAGACAATCGGTGTCGACAGTGAAGGCAAAGAAGTTAAGGCCGGAGAGTTTGTGGTTGATAGAGTTTTTGGCTTTGATATGAAGCGTGACCCAAACGCCAGAAGTGAAGAAGAGAATCCATGGTGGATCCATGAGCAAATGATGGATATTGACGAGTTTAAGGACTTGATCAAGGAGTTTGCACCAGACCAGACTAAAAACGTATCTACAGCAGGCAAAGGGACTCTTAAGATTTTCGATGCCAACACTGGAGAGTACAGAGAGACTCAAGATCAGACTCTCGTATATGAATTATTCGTTAAACCTAGCCCTAAATTTCCAAAGGGTTGGTACGTAATGTTCTATGAAAACGCGATCATACATCAGGGCAAGCTTCCGTTTGGTATTTATCCAATCGTGGTAGAAGGCTTTGATGAGATGACTACATCGCCAAGATCTGCATCAATTATTAGAGTTTGTAGACCGTATCAGGTCGAAATCAATAGAGCCTCGAGCAAGATGGCCGAACATCAGATTACACTTGGTGACGACAAAGTTTATATCCAAAAGGGTACAAAGCTTAGTAATGGAGGGTATTTACATGGTGTTAGAGCTTTTCAAGTTAGCGGCAAAGAACCAATTATACAAGCAGGTCGTAATGGCGCACAGTATCTGGACTATAAACAGAGCCAGGTTCAAGAAATGTACGAAGCCGCTGATCTGGCGTTTATCTTACAGGAAAAGGAAAATCAGGGAGATCCGTTCCAACTTTTATTCCGCTCCATGAAAGAGAAGAAGCGATTCGTTAAGTATGCAGAGAAGTATGAGCGATTCGAGATTAAAGTAGCAAAAACTATATTACAGATGGCCAGACATTATCTGACTGATCATCATGTTATAAAGATAGCCGGAAGAACAGAAGCTGTTAACGTGTCTGAGTTCAAGAGAACTACCGATGCAGGGTTTAATATCAAAGTTAAGCCTCAATCCGGAGATATCTCGAGCCAGTTTGGTAAGATACTCTCCACAACTCAAACATTACAATATGCTAGTGGCCAATTACAGCCGGATCAGATCGGGAAGTTGATTAAGAACCTTCCATTTGGTAACGAAGAGCAGATATTCTCAACACTTACGGTTGATGATGACAATGCTGTAAACGACATACTTGCACTAGACCGTGGTGAGATGCCTCAAGTTGGGCTGTTCGACAATCACGAGTTTACCATCAAGTCACTTAGCCACAGGATGAAGAAGTCAGATTTTAAGTTTCTGTCTCCCGAGATTCAGTCTAATTATCAAGAAAAGCTAAATCAGCACGAATTAGTGTATACTCAACAGCAGCAAGCTATAC